GGGGAGATAAACACCAGCAACTGTTGTGCCATTTTGAAGCAGAAGATTGGCAAGTGCTCCCGTCCCAGCGTTTGAATTGTTGATACGCCATTGAGTAGCACCGTTCTGCGACAGGATGATGTTGTTGTCTGCTGCTGTTCCACTGATTGCGCCAGTCACACCGAGGGTCGTCGATACCGTGGCGGCTCCGGTGACTGCAAATAATGCAGAGCTAAAGTCCAGCAGCTTTGTGCCGCTGATGGCAAAGCCGGTGTTGTTTGCGCCAACACGAAAGAAACCGGTTGAAGTTTCGGTAGAGAAGTAAGCACCGGGTACGGACACTGTTCCAGAGGGAAGTAGCAAGTTACCAGTAGCATCCAGATTGACTGACTTGTTGGATGGGTAGGTGACAAATACATCCTTGGTTCCAGCAGAGAAATTGACCGCTAAACCAGCATTGGAAGAAGCTAGGATCGTAGTACGGGCAAGGGTTGTGCCGGACAGGGTGTAGGTGCCAATACCTATTTCAAACTCAGAAGTCCCTTGACCTGCTATGCAGTAGTACGTTGTATTGGTATTTCCAATAACGGAAAAGGATTGATATCCGGTAACAGCACCTGCAAGGGTAACGGTGCCTGTCCCAGTTGTGGTGGTCGTCTCACGAACTCTATTTGCTAGTACGAGGGCCATTTAGTTCACCGTTCCTATTGTTTGCCAAGTTGTTGCTGGCGCTACTGTTACCTCAACCCACCCAACATTTGGTACATATTCCCAAGACAACCCTGCAAACGGAGTTGCTGAAAATGCGGCACCACCAAACGGGCCATCCATACCAGCAACAAGTGCATTTGTAGAGACAAGCGTCCAATTAGCTGTTTGTGCGTTATCAATTAGATTCCAGAGAAAACCGCCCACAATCACATCTGTTGCTGTTGCAGTCTCAGAAACAAAAGTTACAAACGTCTGCTTACTGCTTACTGCATCTGTCGCCGTTCCAGTCTCTGCCACTGTACTCAAAAACCCCTGACTACTACTTATTGAATCAGTGCTTGTCCCCGTCTCAGAAACTGCGCTCACAAACGTCTGTGCGCTACTTATTGCATCTGTCGCCGTGGCCGTCTCTACAACCGGTGCGTTAAAGGTGCTTGCTGCTACTACTACAGAATCTGTTGCCGTTCCTGTCTCTGCTATTGTGCTTAGAAACGTCTGTAGGCTACTTACCGCATCTGTTGCTGTGCCCGTTTCAGAAACCGAAGAGTCATATACCCCCGCAAAAGAAGCGAACGGTGCATCGGCAAAGGCAGTAATTCCAAACACATTACCCCGCCAGACTCAGCGTGTAGGTTACGTTCAATGTGTCACCTGACACCACAGACCTGTCTCCGGGGGAAGTAAAGTCAGAGGCAGAAAACAATGTTCCGGCTGTTCCGCTCTTGGCACTACCACTCGTCAGGAAAGCCCCACCAACCGTGGAAGTTGCGTTGATAGAGAACGATGAGGGAGATGCAGAGTTAGTGGCAACAGAAGGATTGGCAGTCGTAGCTGTCACAAACGTACACGCTACCCTAGTTGCATTGCTGTAACCCACGTTCTCAGTCCATCCAGCGTGTGAAGCCATCGTGTCCGCAGCAGCAGGGGTGTTGCTTGCTCCAGCACCGTACAGCCCGACAAACCAAGCGGTGATAGCTGTAACGCTAGTCAGAGCCGATCCCGCCATGTAAGCAAGACCCGTGTTTACAACCAGATTAGGAACAGCGCCAGTCCACTTAACCTTGCCATCTGCACCGATACACTCAAAGTTAAACTGCCCAAGAGCTAGTGCAGTCTCAGTCGAGCGAGTACCCGCTACAAGACCGGCAGACACCGTGTCGTTTGATTTTGCTTTATCAACAGTGGACATATAAACCTCTTAAGGAAACCGAATAATGGCAGTTGTAGCTGATGCCGTTGGGAACGTAATAACCAGTGGAACTGCTACCGTTGAAATCTTCATGCCCCCAAAGTCCAGCACCGCTACAGACTTATTGGATTTGCTGCTGTTGTAGATCAACGCCCCGGCGATAGAAGAATCAACCACCCCTGTGAAGGTAGCTGTGCTAAACGATGTGAACGCCGTGGTGCCTGTAGATGTGGGTGTAACCGATGTCAGAGCTATCCCACCCGCCGTATAACCTGTTCCTGTTATCTCACCAGTCGCTATGTAGACCGTTGTATCAGCCCCAATACTTGCGGTTGGCAGATACAAAGCCATCTTGAACACATCCCCCGTGGACGCAGTAAAGTCATGCGTTGCCGTCAGAAGCTGCGTCTTAAACGAGGTTGTAAGGGTTTGAGAAATCATTGAACGGGAACCCTAGCCTGACCAGAGCGGTAAGCATCTTGCCTCTCAAGTCCGTCGCCAAGCCGTTTGGCAAGCATCAAGGCTTCTTGGTACTTGGTGCCAAGAAGGGCAATCATGTCAGCCTCGCCCTTCATGTAGGTATAGCCCTCCACTAAGGCTCCATACAACAGCACTGAGTCCATATTGTCGCCCAGCCACGTTGTCCCAGAGGATGTAACAGTGATGCTCTCTGGGTAGTAGAAGTAATGTAGCTCTACCGAATAAACGGCGTCAGGTGTCGGCCCAAGGATGAATGATAGTTCCGCTTCATTGGTTGATAACGGGCCAAACAATGCGTAGTACGCCGGGACCCCAGTATCCGTAGGGATAGGATATGACTCACGAATGAAGTTCACATCCTTATTCAGCAGGTACTCATAGGAACCGTTCGCCCGAATAACCGCCATTGAGTAGGAAGCCAAGAAATCTTCAGGACAAGATAGGTACTTGACACCAGAAGAAGTAGTCCCCGTCACGTTTTTACGAAGAGATGGGAACTGAACGGTGTTGAAAATACGCTGTTCTGCCTGAGTGATGAACGTATTGATCTGTTCCGTGCTGGTATAAGTAGCAGCGGCAGAAACCGTAGACGCATCTTTATCGGCAAAAATACTATCAGGGAAGTCATTTTCAAGATAACCCTTGATAGTAATAAACAGCGTAGAGTAATTCATGGGTTACGCCATTGGCCCACGAGACATCACGCCTTTAGTTGCAGCACCCGTACCAAACATCTTGATGCCGGTTGTTTTAATACCGGTCTGCGGGTATCCAGAGCCTTCAGGCAGAGGATTGGTGTTTGGTTTAGGTTGCTTGTATTTGTTAGTGGGGTTCTTGTCGCCCCAGCCAAAGAACTCAGCCCTGTCATTTTTAGTCATTACCGTCCCCTTTGGTTGTTTGCACGGGCCATGTTGCGCCCAACAGCCTTCATACTAGCAGAGGTAGGGCCACCCTTACTCATGCCGTGTAAACGCTTTTCGTGGACTTTTACTTCTTTATCCGCAATCTTCTTAACTTGTTTCTTATCCATCTAAATCTCCTAGTTAGCTACCCAGTAGGTTATGTCCGTAGGGACATGGTTTATGTTTGCCTTAACTGCCAGATAAAACCCGCCACTGTATGAAACAGAGTCATTCTGGGCATAGCTGGTTGTTGCACTCCATGCCGCTACGTTAAACATCACTGTTCCTACTTCCCCCACTGAGGTGAGATCGTTAGGGGTAATCCCTGCATCGTTTGCCGCAGCACCGCCAACTGGGTACCAGCCCCACTGAAATGTGCGACTACCTTCTGAGGGGAAGCCAACATCACCGGGCGTAAGCTGCAACCCACTGGTTCCCGAAGAATTATAGCTGGTATCCGGGCGTGGTTCCCGTACAGCTTGAGGGTCATTAACCGGGTAAAGACCAAGGGAAAGCTGTGGTTGATCCGGTTCCCAGCAGGTAGGGCAAACCTTGATAGACACGTTCTTGGTCTTAATGACCAAGTTCTTCAGTTCTGTAAGCTTGTACCTGAACCCGCAGCGGTCACACTCTGCAATCGCATACTTGCCAGATGCAAAGTTATTGGGCATTTCTTAGCCTATAAACTGCTGACGCGGTACGAACCGAATAGCAGCCTTCTCACGATCTTCGTCAGCAGCCAACTGGTACTGCTGCTCATAGTCGGCTTTAAGCATCTGAATACGTCCGGGATCGACGTTTGGGAGCTTCATGGACAAATATGAGGCTAACCCAGCCACCAAGCAGGGGAGGAACCTAAAGGGGATATCCTGCCCGTTAATTCCGTTTCCCGCATCTTGAATCCTACGCAGCCTCCAGTACACAAATGTGTAGGTCTGGCTGTTATCTGGCACGGGCCAGACATGGATTTGCGGGTACTGAACTACGCTTGTAGAGCTTGTAGCCCCTGTTTTACGCTGGAACCACACCTGAATGGGGCGTCCCGTAGCGTTTTTATTGGGGATCATTGCATAAGTGCTGACCGAAATACGGCTAATGTTGATATCGGTTTGATTCTGCCCCGTTCCGGTACGGATAACGTGATCCAGAAGGTCAATAGTATCCACCGGAATGTCATAGTCACCTACGTTATAGGTCAGAACCTGCTCCACCTTTTCGATGGTAAATAGGTTTAAACCACGGTTTGCCCATTCAATAGTTAAAAGGTTCAGGCTTCTACGGGCGGTACGCATGTCATACCCAGAGCGCAGTTCCTGACCACAACGCTCAAACGCCTCCTCCACCAGATTGTTTAGGTCTAGGTTGAAGTCTGTTAAGTCTGTGGTTTTAAGCGCCATTATTTACTTCCTGCGGCTTTTTTCTTGGCTAGAAATAATTTATCAACCATCTCTAACCGTTGAGGTTTGGTTGTGACCTTATTGATAATGCATATCCGTTCTGGTTTCTTTTTACCTGCTTCATAAAAACCAGCTTTTTTTAAAGACTTAACTACTGATGCATTATTTTTTGCCATTATTTACTTCCTATATGCAGCGGTTTTCTGAGCCACATTCTTAGGCTGGGCCACAAACTGCTTACCAGCCGCCTTACCTTGACGCTTTGCCTTTGTGGTCGCCGCATACTCTTGTGGGCTAAGGGCTTTGATAGCAGCTTCTGGGAGGTACCTTTCCCCTGTTTTAGAGGAGGGTTTCCCAGACTTTGTGCGCCATTTCTGGTCGCCCCAGTTTTTCAGGGATTGCTGGGGAGCTTTCAATCTTTGTACCCCCCACCTGCGGCTTTGTAGCGTTTAGCCATAACTTGCGCTTTTCTCGCGCTCCACTGCCCTGCGCCCGTACCTACAATCGCCGCAGCCTTGACACTATTGAAGATGCGCTTACGAAGTCCCGGTTTGGTGTAGTTCCCGGCTTCATTTACTTTAGATTTGGCTTGCCCCCCCTCCTTAAATACCTCAACCGGCTCATTACCATCCTTCTTCTTGAGGGTTCTAGCCTTTGGTATCTTAGAGGGGGCCATCGCCCCCATTCCACGGGAAGGGCGCATTTAGCACATCTTCCCTTTGGTTTTGCCTTTGGAAGCAATGCCATCCGCACGGGCAGATACCGAGCCGCCAGAAGCGTATTTAGCCATACCACCCATATTCATTTTCTTTCCCATCAAAAACGCAGGCTTACCGTCTTTCATGGGCATGCCACCCTTCTTCATACCCGCCATACCGCCCATATTCATGGCTGAGTTTTTCATCATTTTCCCATCAGGCATTTGGTGCATGCCACGTTTTTTCATACCCATTTCAGATTTTTTCATATCGTCGCCTCTTTTAAAAGTTTTGCCTTTGTCCGCTGCCGTGAAATCTTTGCCTACAGACTGAGACACGCCAACTTTTTTTGCAAATGACGGGTTGTTGGCAATAGCCGCCATGAAGTTATGCTGCTTCTTTGAAGTGGAAGGCACTTAGACCATCCTACCTTTTGTCTTGCCGCGCTGCTCACAACCACCGCCACGAATGGAACCACCCTTGGCAAACTTCTCACCCATGCGGTCACGGGTAGTAAAGCCAGACGTTGCGCCCCTTGCGTTGTCGGCGTCTTGTTTAGCATCAGCTATTTGCCGCTGTATGCGCTTGTATTCTGCGGCTGTTGGGGTACTGTCTTTTTTCTGCCCCCTCGCGGTTTCCGCTTCTACCTCTTTATAATTTTTTACTGCATTGTCCGCGTCTCGTACCATGGCTTTTTGCCGCAGTGCGCGTTTAAAATCTGACTCAAACACTTTATAGGGAACCGCTAGGGGAGAGCCTAAATACTCTTCTTTATTTGCTGTTGTTGCCATATCAATCTCCTAGCACTTCCAAGCCCGAAGGCTTTTATTTATGCGGCTATTAGGGTCATTTGCTGTCTTGGATGAGGTCAACTTCTTCTTCATCCCCGTCATCCTCGCACAGAAGGAATCGCGCCGGGAGCCTCCTTCGGGTTGGGGCCGCTTCAAGCCGGGCTTTCCGGGGTTGGCTGCGTTGTAGGACGCCCTCCCCTTCGCGTTCAAACCACCCGCCGGGTTCTTTCCTTCTTTTCTTGTCCATGCTGGGGACTTAGCCATCCTATGCCGCCGTACTAAGGGTTCGCTGGGCCGCTTGCATCGACGGATACAAGACCTCATTTCCAAAGTCGCTCTTGTACTCATGGATACCCATATGCCCTAGCTTGATCGTAGGGTCAAGCCAGATGTCCATACCTTGTTCTCGCACGCGGTCACAGAATAGGAAGTCTTCTCCAATATACCCTTCAGGGGTGCATTTAAAGTCAAAGTAGGCGTGCATACGTTCCTCTGTATTCGTATCCTTGTGATCCCACTCAGGGTGGGCCTCTTTAAGAACCTCAAACACACGACGCTGGATCATCATAAACCCAGTGGCTACGCGGTAAGCCCTGACAAGCCCAGCCTCATCCATCGTAACCTTACCCTGCGGCCCGTTTACACCATGCCCACCATCTAGCGATACGATGTAGACCTTACCTTCTTTACGAGCCTCATAAGCCCCAGCCACAATTGCCTTGTCCTGATTCCAGCACATCAGCCGGATAACGTCATCCGCATCGAACGTCATGTCAGCATCAATGAACATGAGGTGGTCAGCGTCAGACTTCATAAACTGATGGGCAATGATGTTTCGTGCGCGAGACACAACAGAACAACCGCAGAGGCTATTAACCTCTACGTCTATCCCGTGCTGCATCAGTTTTTGTCCAAGCTGCATCAACGACACTGCCATCTTCACACCCACTTTATGATCGTAGGCGGGAAGACCAATCATCAACTTCTTACCAGCTAGGTCAAAACCTTTTTGGACTTGCATGAATTACCCGTAGAAAATGGTTGCGGAACCAAGGTTTGTCACTGCTCCATACACAGCGGTCTGGAACACCAACCCCTCGCCGGGGAATAGTATGTATGTCGGTTGAGAAGCAGAAGCAACAGTATTGAGTGTGGCTTTAACCGCACCGCCTGATCCACCGTCCCTAAGAACAAGACTCCCCGCCGTAGCGGTAGGGATAATATAGACCGCTTTAACCCTGCAACGGGCAAGATTGGTAGGCGTTTGGTCAGTAAATTGACCGCTGCCGGTAATTGGTACGCTTACTAGTACGTCTGTTTGCATCACAGTAATCTCCTATAGGTAAAACGGGGGCCGAAGCCCCCTGAAGGTTAGGAGAACGGAGTCGCAGCAGTACCAGACCCAACCAGAACGCCATTGACAGACCAGAGGTTAGCTGCCAACGCTGTTATATTGACTTGGCTACCCCGCGCAGCACCGCCAGTAGTCGTGGCGTTAAGGGTGATGACTGTGCTGGTCACTGCGGCAAAGGCGTTATAGACAGTGGACGTAACACCCAAGGTTCCAACGAATTTATCTGATCCACCGCAAGTAACGGTTTGGGCAGAAGCACCAGCCGAAATAGCGTTGAAGAACAAGACAAACTCAACACCAAGATTGCTCTGAGTATTGGGGTCGCTACCGGGGCCGGAAGTAACCGGATCAGCAGTGGTCACAATGGTTGGCAGAATGATCGCGCAGGTTGCCGGAACCAGCAAGGTATGACCCGCGTGAGTGGCTACAGAAAGAGTTACCGTAGCGCCGAGGGTAAGAAGGTTACCCGGCCCTTGAGAGTAGAAACCGTTAAGCGAACGGACAGGGCCGTCGAATGTCGAAATAGCCA